CACCCCTCTGCGGCGAACACCAACATCCGCGCCCCGCTGTGCTTCCGTATCGGTTAATCTGAGGCGAACCAATAAAGCCCCTATATGGGGCGCATATTGGTGAGCGTTCAAACAATGCAGAAAATCATAACCATCCCGCCCCCATGTGGGGCAGAGATGGTGCTGCGAGTGAAACAAAAGAATTAAAGGAGAAATGTGATGAGTGTCTTAAAGAATAAGCGCGGCGAAAGCCAGATGGAATTTTACCATACGGCGACACTAATTCGCGCAGAATTAACCCGCTTTGTAATGAGCGATAAGAATGTTCCCAAACGGTGGCGCCCGGTGTTTACTTTCCCGATGGTCGAAAAAGTTATCTGTTTAATCGACTGTATCACTGCGGCGAATACCATATATCCGCAGAATCTTCACGAGTACGAGATGAGGCGGGATTATCAGACCAAGGCAATTATCACGGTAGAACAGATTGTTCAGCTTTTGCAGTTCATGATGATGACGCTGCCTATCAACCCCGATAAGTTCCAACCCATAACGGAAATGTTGATGAAAGAGGCAGCGCTTTTGAGAGGATGGCGCAAAGCGGACAATAAGTTAAAAGAAAAATTTGATTAAATAAATCACTGGTTATGCGCTGATTAACTGTGGATGTGGTTCGCGCTGCAATTGGTGGGAGGCTTCTGCCAGAGCTGACTCCGCCACGAACTTCTGTAATGTCAACAACAACGGCAATGCCAACAACAACGTGGCCTCGAACACCAACATCCGCGCCCCGCTGTGATTCCAATACAACCGAGTGGTTGGGTCAGACCGAGTAAGCACATTATGTGCCGAAAGCAGTACCGTTTAATTTGGAAGGAGTGCATGACCATCCTATAAGGGAAAATTTGAGCCTTGATGTGGTCGGGCGGACGCTATCGTGCTTGGCGGGTATGTCTGTGTATACCATCCCCGTTTCAGGCCCGGTATCACTATGCAGCTAAATATCAAAGATACACCGCGCATTTGGCGTGGGAAACCAAGTGTCGCGCTGTGCTGTACAAGGCTCCAAAAACTGAATTAAAGGAGTATCTATGACATCACTTGAACGACGGCATGAGGCAAGGTATCAACGCCGGAAAGCTGCAAGAGATAAAAAGAAACAGATGAGATATGCGGAGAACGATTGCTATGAGAACATCATCAGCTATCGTTCTTTGTATAATGCAAACCGCCAGTCCATGAAAAGCGTAAGTTGGAAAGCAAGCGTACAAAGGTATCAGATGAACCTGCTGCGCAATATCCACGATACGCATCTCGACTTAGCGGCGGGTAAGGACATTACAAAAGGCTTTGTGGAGTTCAACACCATAGAGCGCGGCAAGGTGCGGCACATACGAAGCGTCCACTTTTCGGAACGGGTCGTGCAAAGAAGTACCTGCGACAACGCTTTGGTTCCCATGCTCTCACGCGGCCTTATCTATGATAACGGAGCCTGTCTGAAAGGAAAAGGAATCGACCGGGCGTTAGACCGGCTGGATATCCACCTGCGACAGTTCTACCGTGCTAATGGTTTCAGTAACGAAGGGTATATTCTTCTCTTTGATTTCAAGGGATATTTCGATTCTATCAGGCATGACATCTGCCTGAAGAAGTTTGACGACTCTTTTACAGACGAGCGCATACTGACGCTTCTTAAAGGATTTGTTTATCCATTCGGATTTCCTCTTTCAAACGGCAACTGGCGCAAGACCAAACGGGAATTAAGCCCGGAAGATTATACGGGGCTCAGTCTTGGTCTGGGCAGCCAGATATCACAAGTTACCGCCGTGAGTTATCCAAACCTGTTAGACCATTTCATCAAGCAGGAACTTCGTGTGAGATGGTACGGACGATATATGGACGATGGGTACTTAATATTCAGAACGAAAGAGGAAGCGAAGGAAGCCCTCGAAAAGATTTGCGCAATTTGCGATATGCTCGGGATTACCGTAAACCTCAAGAAAACGCAGATAGCAAAGCTCAGTAAGAACTTTGTGTATCTGAAAGTAAAACACCGCCTCACCGAAACCGGTAAAGCGGTGCGTGGGCTGAGCCGCACCAGCATTACAAGGCAGCGGCGCAAGCTGAAGAAGTTCCACAAAATGTATCTTGCCGGCGAGATGTCGCTTAAAGATATCGGACAGGCATACGGCTCTTGGAAGGGACATGCCCTGCGCAGGAACGCAAGGGAGACCGTTCGCAATATGAACAGGCTCTACACTTCCCTGTTCCATGAGCTGCCACCAAAATGCAGACTTGAATAATTGGAGGTTATTTTATGAACGAGGAAAGAATCAGCCGCGAGAAAATGATTGCTATCATCATCAACTCCAAGTACACCATCGACGACCAGATTGCCCTGCTTCGTCAGAAGGATGAAAAGCCGGATGAGTACGAAGAGTTCTACAACTTTGCCGAAGAGGTAAAGGCGAATGTTACCGCCGAGTATGAGGCGTATGCGGCTGCGGAAGCGGCTGCGGCTGAAGCTGCCGAAGAGTAAGTTTCAATAAAGAATGAAAGGATTTTGCTATGTCAGTTTTAAAAGCACACAGGTCTGAGAGTAAAGCCGAGTTTGTGAACACGGCAAATAAAATCTATGTCCAGACCATCAACTTCTTATCACGATTATCTTCCCGCTATTCGAGGTTGGTTGCCACACCGGTTTCCAACCTTGCATCGGAAGTATTAGACCACGCCGAAAAAGCGAACAGTATCTATCCTTCCGATGAGCAGCGCAAGGAACTGCGCAAGGCACATCTTCTTGAGGCGCGGGCGTCTTTGATGGCGCTCGATGTACACCTCTCCCACTGCTATGAAATTATGATGGCGAACCCTGCCGGGTGCTTTACATCCGGCAGCGGCGCCACCGTAGCAGCACCGGACGCAAAGAAGAAGCTGGAGCGCATGGCGCAGGAACTTGGGGAGCTGATTGATTATGAGAACAGCCTGCTGACCAATGTGCTGAAAAGCGACAAACAACGGTAGTTTTTATGATTGGGTGTATCTCTGTTTCTCCCGGAGGATTGTGTTGTGTTGAGCCTCTACGCTCTCCCTATCGTGGCAACAACAACTACTTCTGCCTTGTGCATAACGATGGCATGGCGAACTATAACAACGCCAACAATTCCTACGGGCTCGCCCCAGATTTCGTAAGCCAGAAATGGTATGGGTCAATCACAGTAGCCCGCTTCAGGGTGAACCACGACCCTTGCGAAAGGAGAGGTATTTCCCGTGACGAAAGTCCGAAACTGCCCTCTGATGCCTGCACACGGACGCTTCTTGCATGGTGGAAGGACTTGTGCTTACTTCCATTTCATGTGTTCGGGCTACGCAGTTTAGCCGCACTCCATTCCACAATTGTACGGAGGGCGAATTTATATGACAAGTAAAGAGCGCCATGAGGCGCGTTATCAAAGACGCAAAGCGAAACGGCAACTTAAGAAAGAATTGCGATGCCAAGCCCTCGGTAGCGTAAAGGATGTGTTCGGATTCCATGATTTATATATGGCCGGCAGGAAGTGCTGCAACGGCGTGCGCTGGAAGGGCAGCATTCAACGGTTTGAGATGCACCTGCTATCAGGTACAGCCCAGCGCAGAAAGCTGCTGCTCAATCGCAAATGGAAGTCAAGCCCGTATGTGCATTTTACAATCTCTGAGCGCGGCAAGACAAGGACGATTGACGCCCCAAGGATTCAGGACAGACAGATACATAAGGTTTTTACAAAGAAAGTCCTGCTTCCGCTTTATACACCGAGCATGATTTGGAACAACGGGGCAAGCCTGCCGAACAAAGGGTTTGATTTTTGTAAGCGGGAGCTTGCTGAAGACCTGCGGTATCATTATCGGAGATACGGCAGAAGCGGAAATATCATTCTTTTGGATTTTAAGCAATTCTTCCCCACCGTATCGCATGAGTTGATTCTGGAACGCCATAGATTACTGCTTCTCAACGAGGGTTTCTGTGAAATTGGCGATAAAATTGTCGGGATGATACCCGGCGAATTGGGTTTGCCGTTGGGCGTTGAGCCAAGTCAGGCGGAGATGATTGCTTTTACATCGCCATTGGACAACTTTATCAAGTGCCAGCTATCCCTGAAATGCGCTGGGCATTATATGGACGATTACTATATCATTGTGCCGCCTGATATGGATGCAGAGGAAGTATTGCGGTTAATTATTGAAAAGGCGACTTCCCTGCGGCTTACGGTCAACACATCAAAGACGCGGATAATCCCTTTGACAAAGCCGTTCCGGTACTGCAAAGCAAAATATACGCTGACAGAAACAGGACGAGTTGTGATAAACGGGAATAAGGACAGCCTGAAGCGTGCCAGACGGAAGCTGAAAGCATTTCACGCCAAGATTCAGAATGGGGACATGTCGTATGAATCCCTCTGGACTTCTATGAATGGGATACTTGCATACTTCGACAGGTATGACGACCACAACCGTTCCCTTAAACTGCGCAGACTGTTTTATTCCATGTTTGGATTTTCGCCGGAGCGGATTGAAAACTTTAGAGGGCGCGAAATGCGCAAAAAAAAATAACCGCATAGACAGCCAGGACTTCCGGCTGCCATGCGGCTTTTAATATACACGGTTAAGGAGGTGATGGAAAATCGGCAGATATATAACGAAGAGCGAATTCCAGAGGCGCATGACCAATGCCAAACGGAAAAGCGCAATAAGAAGGATGGAACGGCTCATTGAGGAAGAGGAAAACAAGTACAAGAAAGAGCGAATTGAAACGAGCAAGCTCATCGCAATCTATCTGTTTGTGCTGCTTAATACCCTTGTCATCTATTCCATGATTGCCATGTGGGTATTTGCAGACTTCACCTATCTCGGAGTGTTGATTTCAGACATCGCGGCGCAGGTGCTGATTTACGCTATCTATTGTATGAAAGCATACCACGGCAAAAAGCAGAGCGAGAAGATGAAATTTGACAGAGAAAAACTCAAGGGTTCACTGGATGATGTTTTAACTGCCGGCGCTGAAAGTACGGAATATGTCCCGCTGACAAAAGGTTCTGTTGAGGTGCCCATTTCTGATGAAACAAGCGGCTAACGCATCATAAATGAAGAAAACACGGAGGTAATTATTTATGGACATGAATTGGGTAGAGTTGGTTGTTGCCATTCTCTCCGGTCTGGCAGCGACAATCCCTCTTGTTATCCAGCTCGTCAAGTATGTTAAGCAGACCATCAAGGAAAAGAACTGGTCTCAGGTTCTTGAGAAGGTTATGAGTTTGATGGAGACTGCGGAGACGAAGTTCAAAGAGGGCGCTGAGCGTAAGGAGTGGGTCATTGCCATGCTGAAGGCCGGTGCTGATGGTATCAACTACGACATCAACTATGACGCTATTGGAGAAATGATTGACAAACTGTGCGACATGAGCAAGGTCATCAACCCTGCTGTTCCGGCGGACGCGGAGGGATAATGCATGGAAGTAGTGAAAGATGTGGCCGCTATCCTTGGCGTGATTCTTTCCGCTGCTTCCATCTTTGCATTGATTTCTAAAACCGCCCGAGCTTCTATTGCTAAAGTCTTCCGAAAGTATGGGAACGCAGATAAGGTAGAAGCAAACAAAGACACGATTGCTGAAATCAAAGCGCTGCTTGAGAAGCACATTGAGGAAGATAAAGGGTTCAAGGAAAGCATTGTAGAGAACAATGAAATCAATTTGGAGTTCACCAGAACGCAATGCCGAAACATTATCAAAAACATATTTTATCGATATAACGACGCAAAAGTTCTGCCGCTGTATGAGAAAAAGACCCTCATGAATATTGAGGAGCTATATGTAAAACGGCTTCATGGCAACAGCTTCGCCTCCCTGCTATTGGATGAAATGCGGGAATGGGAAGTTGACTATGAAACCACTCATGCCGGAGAACAAGATGACTAAAGTCTGAGAATATTTTTGTGGGTGTAAAAATTTTCGAGGATTGTAAGACCTTTATTCCCGTGGCGCCGCCAGTGCAAATGGCGGGTTTTCTTTTTATTCATATCATCATAATTAAATAATCCACACTTGCAACCCGGCGCCCATTCGTATTCAAAAGGAGTGAAATCATGGACTTAAAAAAGCTTGGTCTTGACGACATCAAATTGACCGGCGGCGAGGAAGTCACGGAAGACACCATCGCCGAGTTGACAAACGGGAAGGGTGACGACGATGAGTAACAGTAAACTTATATGCTACACCAAGCTGTCCCCTAACTGCAATAAACCGAGAAATCATAAAATCGATACCATCACCATTCATCACATGGCAGGTAACTGTACGATTGAAACCTGCGGCAACATCTTCGCAAGCTCTTCGAGGCAGGCGTCCTCCAACTATGGCGTTGGCACAGATGGACGCATTGCTCTCTATGTTGACGAAGCAAACCGTTCGTGGTGTTCTTCAAGTTCTTCCAACGACCATCGCGCCGTGACCATCGAAGTTGCAAACGACGGCGGCGCACCGAACTGGCATGTCAGCGACAAGGCACTGGCGGCGACCATTGACCTGTGCGTTGATATTTGCCAGCGCAACGGAATTGCCAAGCTGAATTATACTGGCGATAAGACGGGCAACCTGACCATGCACAAATGGTTTGCGGCGACAGCCTGCCCTGGCCCGTATCTGGAAAGCAAGTTCCCCTATATCGCTGAACAGGTAAACAAACGGCTTGGCGGGACAAGCTCTCCGTCTGCAAAGCCCAGCACAACGACCGTAACCGGTACTGCAAGTACTGGGTCGGCGGCAGATGAAAAGGCCATCTGGAACTATCTGCTTGGAAAGATTGGGAATGAGTATGGCGTTGCCGGTCTGATGGGCAACCTGTTCGCGGAGTCCGCGCTCAAATCCAATAACCTGCAGAATACCTATGAGAAGAAGCTGGGTTACACCGACGCCGCATATACTGCCGCTGTTGATAATGGGTCATATACAAACTTCATTCGTGACAGCGCCGGATATGGTTTGGCGCAGTGGACTTACTGGAGCCGCAAGCAGGATTTGCTTGAATATGCGCAGAGCAAGAAAAAGTCTGTGGGAGACCTTACCATGCAGCTTGAGTTCTTATATAAAGAATTGAGCGAATCTTATAAGGGCGTACTGAGCGACCTCAAAGGCGCTGCTTCAATTCTGGCAGCGTCCAATAGTGTTCTCACAAAGTTTGAGCGCCCTGCCAACCAAGGCGAGTCCGTCCAGAAAAAGCGTGCTGAGTACGGCCAGAAGTATTATGACAAGTACGCCAAGGGTGCGTCTTCAGCCGGTAGTGCTGCAACTTCGCCTAAACCTTCAGCGCCTGCTGCTACTTCTACTTCCTTGAAATTCAAGGTTGGCGATGTGGTGAACTTCACTGGCAGCAAGCATTACACTTCTGCCAATGCTGCGTCTGGTGTGGCCGTAAAAGCAAGCAAGGCAAAGATTACGGCGGTATCAGCAAAGGGTAAGCACCCGTATCATTGCCGTGCTGTGAACGCTTCCGGTGCGTTCGTGAGCGGCGTGTATGGCTGGGTCGATGCGAGCGATGTGTCAGCGGAGGCA